GTTCCTTCGATGTGCTACTATGAGCCAGACATCCCTTCCTACGCATGGCGAGTGCAGGGGATCGTGCGCAACCTACGAGACTCTCAATTCCTCTACAACATGAGGAAAATCATCGAGCTTCAGATGCTGCAATCGAGCGTCAACGCGGGCTGGATTTATAGCGTGGACTCAGTTGTCGACGAGAAAGCATTCCGTCAGGCGGGCGCTGATGGCTATCTGATCGCGCTCAAGCAAGGTCACACACCCGCGGAAGTGCAGCGCATTGAGCCGGTTTCGATACCACCGTCACTTATCGAACTGTCGCGCTTGCTTGCTGAGGATATCACTAAGATCTCTGGTGTCAACGAAGAGCTACTTGGCGCTGCCACCGACGATAAAGCAGGCATCTTGGCTATGTTGCGTCAAGGTGCTGGCTTAACGACGCTACAGGGCATCTTTGACAAGCTAGACTACACGCAAAGACTCTATGGGCACATCAGGCTTGAAGCGATCTGTAAAAACTTTAGCAAGCAAAAGATCAAAAACATACTTGGCAAAGACCCTGACCCGCGCTTTTTTAGCTATGAAGCAAAAAAATACGGGATTGTCGTCGAAGAGGGGAATTATAGTGCTACGCAGAGGCAAACCGAACTCCAGCAGCTCCTTCATTTTCGTGAAATCGGTATGCCGATTCCTGACGAGTCGATTATGGACGCCGCTTTTATCACTAATAAATCCAAAATCATCGAGCAGATGCAGGCAGCGAACCAGCAAGCGCAACAACAGCAGCAACAGCAAGCGCAGCAGCAGGAGAAGAGCGACAATAGCAAGATGATGCTCGAATTTGCCAAGAGCAAGAGCGAGCTAGCGCGCGAACAAGATCTGATAGCATCGGCTCAAGAGAAGATTGCAAGGATCGGCGAAGTGAGCGCGAATGCGGAGTACAAGCGGAGTGAATCCGATCTAAATCTCGTCAAGATGATGATGGAGCTGGAGGACCAGCAGTTCGGTCAGTTCAAGTCAGCGCTCGAATATGCGCAGATGGTGAAGGAATACAATAATTTGAATCAACAACCGGCAGCTGTAGGAGGATAATATGGCGAAGGGTAAAGGTGGCGGAATGCCAGCATTTAAGCAAGGGCACAGGGAAAAAGCGGAAGGTGCCGTGAAGACTGCTAACGGGAAATACGCTACAGAGATGGGCAATCCCGAAGAGCTAAAGAAGAACGCTGACGCTCTGGCATCGTACGCGAAAGCCAAGAAAGCTAAGTACTAATCAAGTGGGCGCTTGTTGCGCCCATCATTTGAATCAACGAGGGGCATATTGGAGAGGATCATGGCATACGATAAGAAAGAGAAGTCAGGCAAAGGGTACAAAGATCCGATGATGATGAAAGATCATTGGGTGATGGATGTCAGCAGCTCAGTTTTTCAGAAGTCGAATCCCCACAAAATGGGCGAAGAGATGCTTGCAGCACCTGGGAATAAAAGGCCAACAGCACACGTCAAGATCAACGAGTGCGATCACTAGGAGTGAGCGTTGAAACGAAAGACAACAGCTGGCGAGCAGGCTAATAAAGCACTAGCCGACACGACGAAATACAATGCGCTTGAGGTCGGGCATGGAATGAGTGACGACCTCGACAAGCATTTTCGGGAATGCATTGAGAAGCACCGCGACATCATCGACGAGGACGAGTTTTGTTTGGTGATGGTGGTCGGTACCGATCCTCTCATTAAGAATCTGATTCGTCGCAAGTTCTACGCATGGCCTTTCCTTCCTAAACCTAGACCTAATCAAACCGTCCTGTTGTACAACAAGCGCCTTGACCGCATCACAAAGCGACTATGGGTGCTGCCTTGCGACATGGTAATGGCAGAGCTGGCATCGATTGGTTACGTTGATAAAAGGTATCAGACGATGCAAGCGTGGAGCATCGCATTCTTTCGGGGTACATTTTGGGAATACATTCGCCACGAGCATGGAATTAAGATGCTGTCGGAGCAGGAATACATCTCAGCACATCGAGAGGAACTGATCAAGAGCGGCTGTAAGGAGGGGGGCGCGCTTACGCCCGATACCTTTGATTTCGCTAAAGTCCTGACCTACGACCTCGAAAACTCGAGTGATACCGCGTTTGGACAAGATGGATTCGATGTCAGCGGGAAGGTTCAAAACGCCAATCGGAACATCAGCGCCCATCAAAGTCACCAACTGGCGGTATGAATCCGCGCTTTCGATAAGTTTTTGAGCAATTTGCTTATTAAACGCATTAATATCTTTAATTCGATCATTTTCTAGCATGGAGCACGAAGCCAATGGATGAAGTTAAACAACAATCTACGCAACCAGCGCAACCAGAAAAACTCAAAGAGTCTGTACCAGCGCCTGCAATAGCATCATCACAAGATACTACACCAGCACCAGCTGTGCAAGTAGAGGAGAGTGAACAGGATCGCAACTGGAAGAAATTTCGGGAACAGCGCGAGATTGAGCGCAAGCAGCTGGAAGCGGAAAAGAAAAGAGCGACGGAGAAGGAGAAGGAAGCGGCTGCGTTGAAATCGGCACTGGATTCAGTTCTTAACAAGCCGGATGGAAGGTCGCAAGCGAATCAGCGCGAAGAGGTTGATTATTTCGAAGACGATGAAGAGAAGCGGATCGAGAAGCTTGTCGAAAAGAAGATGGCAGAGAAAGAGCGTGCGCAGGATCAGCAGCGCCAGCAGAGGGAACAGCAGGAGTTACCGAATAGACTGAAGCGTGAATACCCTGACTTCGATCAAGTGTGCACCAGCGATAATCTTGACTATCTTGAATACCACTATCCTGAGGTTGCCACAGCATTTGGCCACATGCCAGACGGGATAGAAAAATGGACAGGGATCTACAAAGCAGCGAAACGTTTTGTGCCAAACATCGACGCAAAGCGTGCGCAAGCCAGGGCGCAAGACAACCTTCTAAAGCCTCAGAGTGCATCGGGTGCATCGGCAGCACAAGCAGCAACACCGAATATGTCGCGATCACTGACTGATAGCCAAAGAGCCGACAACTGGAGAAAGATGCAGGCCATGATCAAAGGGCAAGGATAATTATTGTAGCGTCTGGTATAATTATCACGCGTCTAGGAGGCATCCGAAGAGCGATCCCCATCGCCTGACGCACATTTCAACGGGGTCAACTTATGGGAGTTGTTTCTATGGCTAGATCAATTGACTTAACAAATCACAAATTTGGAAAATTGCTTGTTATAAGCATGAAAAAAATTCCTAATCGTAATGGAATGTTTTGTGTATGCATTTGTGAATGTGGTCAAGAATGCGTGAAAGAATCAAGAAATCTTCGTTCTGGAAGATGTAAAAGCTGTGGATGTTCTAATAATCAATCAAATATTTTAAAATTTAAAAAAGAAAATCCAACTGCAACCGAACAAGAAATTCTTCAATTTAGGATAAAATCTCATATTAAAGAAGAAAATGGATGTTGGATATGGCAAGCAACAATAGGAAAAGATGGATATGGAAGGATTGAAGTTAACAAGACAGGAATGAATGCTCATAGAGCCTCTTATATTGCATTTAAAGGATCGCTAGAACGCCATCAATGTGTATGCCATAACTGTCCGGGAGAAGAAAATAGAGCATGTGTAAATCCCGATCACATGTTTTTAGGATCCCATAAAGATAATACTCAAGACATGGTTAAAAAAGGTCGTTCTAATTGGGAAACATGTCGAAAATTTCCGGTTGGAACAAGAGAAAAAGTAGCAGAATTAAGAAAAAAAGGAATGATATACAGAGAAATTGCCGAAAAATTGGGTCTCACTTTACATCAAGTAACCAGTCTCTGGCAAAATTATAATAGAAAAAAATTGTCACCAAAATTAAGTTCATAGTATATTAAATTTTGTTACAACATCTTGTAACTTCTGGCCGTAGAGCACCTCGCCAGTGTGGCTGTTAGGACTGGTTCGCCACCGGGAACAACATAACCACATTAGAGGTGACGGATGTCAGCCCCAGTATCAGGAATTACTTCAATTCAAAATATGGCGCCCGAACTACCAGTTCAGGCAGCCGAATTTCTCCTATCTACGCCCATAAACTGAATGTGGGCTTTAAACCTTCTCTGATTGACTTGGAAGCCCTTAATAAAAAAAGGGTGACAGGGGCGAACCCGAAAGGGACGCTGAACGACTGAGTGAGAGGGGCGTGAAAGCGTATGCGACAGTCTGAACACGACGAATAAATAAAGGTCGTGAGAGAGATCCGAAGAGGTTTCTCCGCCAGAAATGGTCAGTAGGCAATCGCCGAAGTAACAGAAGTGGTTCAACTTGATCAATAGCTTTGGCGTTGATCAACACTATGCCGAATCCTATATCGGCAGAAACTACCGCATGTCAAGGTTTGAGCGTTTATCAACTGAGGGGGGACAATTAGATGGGAGCGGAATTGATCCTGCCAGCGAGGTTCCGGTTCGTACAGACATCGATGCGCAGGTTGAAATCTACGCAAAGACAATCACAACGAACGAGCAGGTTATTTTATTCGAAATGAATAAAACTTTAACTAAGTTTACTGCTTTGTTGGGTCAATGGCTCAGAGAAAAAGAAGATCTTTTAATGAGAGATCTATGGGCGAGTTCTGTTTCTTATATAAATTCCACCGGCGGGACCAACGGCGATCAGCCAAGTAATCCATCTTTGCAGGACTTCAACAACATCGAAACGATTCTTCTCGGCAACGACGCACGCACCATGCTTGCTTCGCTAGACGCGATGGACAAGTTCTCAACAGGCCCAACACGCGACGCGTTTATTTGCCTTAGCCATACCAACATGGCAGCCGACTTCCAGAAGGTTTCCGGTGTTTTGCTGAAAGCTAACTACGCAGAGCGCGAAGGCCTCCGTCCAGAAGAGTATTGCGCGATCTCCCGATTCAGGGTGTTCGTAAGCTCTAAGGGTATTTCAGTACCAGGTGCTTCGCTCCACGGTCGCACAGTCTATAAAATGCCGATGTACGGCGTTGAAGCAGCGGCGAAGATCGAGCAGAACAACTACAGCTCGGTCATCGGTTACAGACCGCCTTGGGTCGTATCGTCTGTCGCTCAGAACAGCCAGCTATACGCTAAATTCGCTATCGCCCGCGCGATCACGAATCAGAACTGGGTGTCCGGTCTTAATGCCACAACAACCCAAGCGAGCTAAGGAGATTTGAATTATGGCTTTTACTCTATTACAGCAGGGTAACTTTACTTCAGCTGGTGTCGGTGTAAGAATTGCTCTTCCTGGCTCCGCTGATTATTTTGTTACCAATAACCTCACTCAAGCTATCACTCAGGCAAACCCCGGAGTGGGAGTAAAATTCGAGTGGTATAATGGTTTGACAGCGGCTGATGCTGCTATCGAATGGAAAAAGACCAACTCGACAGACGCATTGAATATGGTTGGGATCACCTCTGGTGGCTTTACTTATGTAACGACTTACCCAACTGTTGAAGCGCAGGCAGCTAACGCGATCACAGCGATTACAGCAGCATCGCCAGCTGTGTTTAGCCAAACGAACACATACAGCGAAGGCGACATCATCAGGATTTATGGCACCACTGGAATGTTGCAGTATGCAGGTATCGATGTTCAGATAAGCTCTGTTTCAGGTTCGGGTTATACCGCGATTGGCCTTAGGGCAGCTGGCTTGACAGCAGGTACAGCAGGTTATACCCGTCGGATCTCCCGATTCAGCGCGGTTCTTCCTGAGTCTCTGTACGTCACAGAGATCACAAAGGCCAGCTCTGCAGTTGTGAGAACGTCCATCGATCCTACATTAGTTTATGTCGTCGGCATGAAGGTTCACTTTAGTGTTCCTGCTTCATTCGGCATGACTCAAATAAACGGATTGACTGGAACGATCACAGCACTTTCGTCTGCTAACTACACGATGACAGTGGATATCGACAGCACGGCATTCACAACTTTTGCATTCCCTCTAACGACAGCATCGCCAACAGCACAGCTTTTTGCAACTGTGGCACCAGCTGGAGCATCGACTCAGTATAACACAAGCACTGGTGTTCAGACAGGCTATGATTTTAATTCGCAGAGTTTTAGAACTAGTCAGTTCGTGCCTTTCATGTACCTAGCAGCAGGCGCGCAATCGCCAGCAGGTCAAACAAGCGACGTAATTGTTTACCAAGCGTGGAAGAAAGAGAATTAATCCTATTTGTCTAGGGCGGGAGCGAGCAATCGCTCCCATTTTTTAAGGGTCATAATGGTAAATAATAATGCTAATGCTTACCTGGCGCCGACAATACAGATACCCAGCTCTCTCGAGATTGTCGCAATCACACGTGCTAAGCCTACTGTACTGACAATTGTTGTAAATACGGTGCTTCAGGCGAATACGTATCAGGAAGGGCAGCAAGTAAGGCTTACAATCCCTTACGGCTATGGCATGCAGCAAGCAAATGGGCGGACAGTAAAAATCCTGTCAGTTTCAGGCTCAGATATAACAGTGGACATGGACTCCACGCAATTCGATGCATTTTCAGTCCCAGCATCAGGACAAAAGCCGGCAAGTTTAGCACCGGCAGGTTCACGGAACATAGAGTTTAGTAATACATCAGGGCAAGAGCCCTTTCAGTCTTTGAATGACAGCGGAAATTAGAAAACAGGAGCACGAAAATGTTAATTAAGAGATGCACAGCATCAGGCGAAGAGCACGGATTGATCAATACGATTAGCAACCAGGTAGCCGATAAGGGCGATTCTCAGGTGAATGCGAAGATCAAGTCGAGCTATGAGAAGAAACGAAAGGATGATGCACGTCCTGTGAAGGCTCGCTACATCAATCATCGCGGCGTCACAGAGAGACTCGAAAAGGTCTATTGCCGTTATGCGGGCGATCCGATTCAGGTCTATAGGCTAATTCCCGGACATACTTACGAGCTTCCAATGGGATTCATCGAGGAGGTAAACGGAATCGAGATCGTAAAACGAAGCGGTCTCCAGTCAGTAGATGGTCAGAACGTAACCTCGGATGGAGAGCCTCTCGCTAAAGATGGACGAGGCCTAGCAATCCACGAGCTAATTCCAGTTTCATTCTAAGGAGTTTAAATGTCATCCGTAACGCCGTCAGACAGTACAGTTGCAGAGATCCGCAGGGTTGTGCGTCGTGTGACGGCGTCGCCCAGCGAATCGTCGCTTCCGACAGCTATCATCGATCAGTGCATCAATAAAGTTTATGCCAGTGATTTCGCCTATGGGATCAAGATTGATCAGATGCGGGACGTGTACACGTTCTACACCCAACCCTACATCGACACATACCCCTTGGACGTCAATTACATTCAGGGCGTTCGTGCTCCGCTGTATGTTGACGGCGTTCAAGGGAATTTTTTCAAGGATCGCACGCAGTTTTTTAATTTGTATCCTCGATTCCCAACGCGGTTCACAGCGGCGACGGGGGACGGAACCACGACGGCATTTTCATTCACGCTTGCCGGTCCATTCCTGAGAAATTCTGTGACGATGGGAGCGGTATCGACGGCAGACACCGCGATCACGATCAGTGACGATGGTTTGGGAGCGCTCTATTATCGCTTTCCCAACGCACGATCAATAGTTCCTCCACAAAACACCAATCCCGGTGTTCCTGGTATGCATAATGCCAACACAGGAAGCCCTGGTATCCAAAACTCAATCCTTGTGGGTGCGGTAAACTATGTGACTGGGGCGATAACGATCGACACAGCATTGGCAAATGTCATCATCGGTGATGGACAGTCTCTTACGGTTTGGGTGGCTCAATACCAGACAGGCAAGCCGTACAGCATGCTTTTCTGGAATAACACTCTTACGATCCGTCCAGTTCCAAAGCTAACGCATAGAATTGAAATAGAGGTCTATCTCACTCCGGTTCAGTTCATGCAATCGACGGAATCACCGATCCTTAACCAGTGGTCGGATTATCTGGGATATTTGGCAGCCAGGCGCATTCTCTATATGAGAAACGATACTCAGGGGCTTGCGGCCATAGAGCCGGAGCTGATGCGTCTCGAAGGGCAAGTTTTAGAGCGCCAGGCAGTGGAATCAATAGGTCAGCCCACAACTACGCTTTTTAATTCCACCACGCAATACCCTTACTTTGGATTGAGCGGGGGATATTATTAATGTCCTTTTCACCGCTGTACGTTAAACAGTTCGAATCCGGGCTTATCCAAAATCGTCAAAACTTCATCCTTCCTGATGATGCGTTTCCGGTTTTGGAGAACGCTTATATTTTCCGTGAGAAGATTCAGCGCAAGCAAGGTGCAGAGTTTTTAGGGCGACTGAGGAGAACCTATACCGCAGCTTCGCTAGGTCTTAGCGGAGGGAGCCCATGGACTTTCAACATCTATTCGACCCTTGCAGCTCCGATAACTCCTGAGACAAACGCAGAGATCGAAATAGGTGGAGTTAGAATCGTTGTCGGAGCCGTTACATTAATCGACCAGGGAAATGGCACTCTTGCCACGAGTCCGGCAAGCGCCGTAACTGGTGTTATAAATTATTTCACAGGTAGCGTGACGATTACCGGGGCGGCGGCAGCGGCAGCTACCACGATCACTTTTGCTTACTTCCCGTCCCTTCCTTGCATGGGAGCCAGATCGCGACAATTATCTAGTATTAACGCTGAAGAGCTTGTGATGTGGGACACCAAATACGCTTATCGTTATTCGGCAGGCTTTGAAGAGTTCCTGCCCGGCACGACATGGACTGGTACCGATTATAATTTCTTTTGGACAACGAATTGGTGGGTTGACGAGAGCAACAACAAGATATTTTGGGCTACGAACTTCTCAGGAACGTTGGGCGATCCGATCCGTTTCACCAACGGGATTGTTTCGACAAACTGGCAGGATTTTGCACCAGAGATCAATGCAGCAGCTGACAAGCTTCATCAGTGCCTTGCGATGCTCCCTTTCAGAGGGCGACTTGTCACTTTCAACACTTTCGAGGGTCAGACGCTTGGAACATCGGTTCAGATGAGGCAAAGAATCCGCTGGTCGGCGATCGGTAATCCTTTTACGGTTCTTGTCCCGGGGATGATCAGCGCTATCAATGCCAACGCTTGGAAAGACGATATCCGGGGTCAAGGGGGATTTCTTGATATCCCAACCTCAGAAAATATCGTCTCTGTTGGATTTGTTCGGGATAACTTGGTCATCTATTGCGAGTCTAGCACCTGGCAGCTTCGCTATACAGGGCGATCAATTGCTCCATTTCAGATTGAAAAGATCAATACAGAGCTAGGTGCGGAGAGCACCTTTAGTGCAGTTCAGTTCGACACTTCTCTTGTGGGCATCGGGGACAAAGGCATCGTCGAATGTGATAGTTTCAAAAGCGACCGCATCGATATTAAAATCCCGGATCTTGTTTTCCAGTTCTCGAACACGCAAAACGGCGTGATTCGCGTTCATGGGATTCGTGATTATTTCAATCGGCTCGCTTACTGGACATATCCTTACAATCCAGAAGAAAATAGTATAAATATTAAATTCCCTAATCGTCGTCTTGTGTTCAACTACGAAAATGATTCATGGGCAATTTTCACCGACTCTCTAACATTCCTTGGTGCATTTCAGGAATCAGAAACTAGAATCTGGGAAGAGCAGGAACAGTCATGGGAAGAAAGCGACTTCCCTTGGTACGACTCACCGACTCTTTTCCCTGATAACGTAGGTGGCAATCAGCAAGGTTATGTTCTGAAGCTGGACAAACAGACGACGAATCAGCAGAGCCTGACAATCCAGAATATCACCGGTAACGTGACAACGCCGACCTCGATTAAGAGCGTGAACCACAACCTCGATGAAGGTCAGATTATCGAGATTAACGACATAGCCACAGGGACAGGATTCGCAATATCTCTAAATGGCGGTGTTTTTTATGTTGTTCCAACCGATGCCGATAACTTTACAATCTACAAATACAACTCAGTAACTGGAAAGTTCAGCACACCGCAAGTTGATACAGCAGCGACATATGTCGGCGGAGGGCAGATCACAGTCAGGGATAATTTTATCATCCAAAGCAAAAAGTTCAATTTCCTCGATCAAGGGCAATGCATTCAGTTTGGATATTGCGATCTCTTGGTAAACACAGTTGATAGGGAAGATGCTGGGTTTTCGATGAATGTTTATATGGAATATGCTGACAACCAACCGGTAAATATTCTCCCTGAAAATATCGATTCAGAGACTGATAGCGAAGATCTATTTTTTAATTCGATTATCCCCACAACAAGCACGAGCGGCTTGAGTAGCTCAAAAGTGTGGCAGAGAGTTTTTTGCAATGCCAGATCTAATTTTATCACTCTGAAATTTACATTTAATAATGCCCAGATGGCAGGAAATTCACATGAAACAGAAGTGCAGATCGACGCACAGGTTTTGTGGATGCGACCTGCTGGCAGCCAAATTAACGTCGGTCTATAGGAGAATATAGATGCCATTCATCGCCACGATACCTCAGCCCGGAGACAAACTTAAGGATTCGCAAGGTCAATTGCTTGGAAACAACCAGCAGCTCGATACCTCCTTTGGCATTGATCATTATACTTTTTCAAACCTAACCGTTGATAACGGAAAACATAATCAGGTCACAACGCCAAAAATCGTAGGTGCTGCCCATCCGACCACGGCGGCGAATGAACCTAAATTCTACGCGATGGAGGACGTTAGCCAACTAGGAGTTATCCAATATTCACGCGGGCCTTCTAACGCCGTTCCATCGCCAGTAACAAAGCTACAGTCGGCGGGAGCAGTTCCCGTTGGGCCAGCAGCTTCTATACTGATTTTTGACTTTGCATTACCACAACCATTAACAGCATCGATGGCTGTTTTAAGCGCTTTTACAAACGGTGGATTTGCAAATCAAAGTTTGCGATCTTTTGTGTTTTGGAATGGAGCTACTCTAAGTGAAAGATCAATTTTAGCAGGATCGGTAATTGCAGTGCTTGTTTCAGGATCTCAATTAAGAATAAATGTTGCTGGAATTGTTGCTTTAAATACGTATTGGACACTTGAATTTTTGAGGCTACAATAATGTCAGCACCTTCCCCCGATCAGAAATTTGAGAGCTACCTTCCCGTTTACGACGCGATCCCCGAGAAGTGGGAGAGTGCCAGGCAGTTTCTCACTGAGGCGCTCAAGAAGATCAGCAACAGCGTAAACGCAAAAGAGATCGGGTTTTTCCTCGACGAAGAGCAGCTTTCAGGAAAACAGTTCATTCCAGGAACCGATCAGCCACAAGAGTTTCGTAATGTGTTCCGGCAGGTGTTTGATATGTCTCCCGTGGTTGCAGGTGCTAACGTTCAACCTCACGGGATCACATTCGACGATAATTTCACCCTCGTTGATCTCTGGGTTTCATGCACTGATTCAACAGCAAAGGTAGCATCTACATTTTCTTATGCAGAAGTAGACATGGATGAAACAAACATTAATTTTAATTCCCCAAGAGCTTACGATCGGGCTTTTGCGGTAATAGAGTATCTCCTGGAGGAATGACATGGGATTATGGGATCAAATTAGAGGATTATTAGTCGGAACTCCTGAAAAGCATAAACGTATGTCTACTCTAGGAAGTGGTCAGGAAGAGATTTTACAAAATCTCATTCGCGCCCTACAAGGGGGAGGAGCAGGAGGAGCTTTCGGCGATTCCGCTGACTACTACCGTGACCTTCTTAGCGATAATCCCCAAGATTTACAGAGATTTACAGAAGGTGAAAATCGAAGGTTCAATGAGCAGACAATTCCCGGTTTATCCGAACAATTTGCCGGAATGGGATCAGGTGGTCTTTCGAGCAGCGGATTCAGGAATGCCGCTGTCAGCGCTGGTACCGATCTTAACGAAAGACTAGGCGCTATGCGTGCTCAATTGAGACAGCAGGGAGCGCAGGGTTTAGCGGGACTTGGAACACAGGCATTAGGAAATTATACGCAAGATACCGTTTCTCAACCGGGAACCCCAGGATTAGCAGGACCCGCACTTGGCGCATTAGGTACAGCCCTTTTCGGTCCAATTGCAGGTGCTGTCGGGGGACTTGCAGGAAATTATATTAGCAGTTTTGGAAAGTCAGGTATTTATAAAAATGATAATTCAGTACCTCCAGCCAAACAACCAAAAGGATATTAGAGATGAGCTATTCAGTAAGGCCAGCTAATCTTTTTGGTCAAATCGGTGGAGCGATGGGGAAAGGTTTAGCCGAATCGATTCCAAAAGAGGCGGAGCGGTATCGACTAAAACAAGGGCTTCAAGATCTTAACGAAAGAAGTAACGATCCAAAAAATAAAATGTCGGCATTTGAAAAATTTACCGAATTGGTAACACTTCCCGGAACAACACCTTCAATAATAGATGCAGCCTCTAGACTTTTGAGATCACAATCAATAAGAGAGTCTCATGAGAAAAATGTCAGTGACGCAGGAAGTAATATCCCTGATTCAGGCATTCCTGAAAGAGATCAAACAGCATCATCACGCAGTTTAGATGATATAGATTTTGCAAATATAAAAAGAAAACCATCTTCAATCTCACAAAATGTTGACGCTATTGAATATGGCGCATTGCCAGAGAGCACAAAACCAGTTCGATCATGGACAAATCAAGAAAGATCCGCTGAATATGTAGCCGCACGTGATTTATTTGGAGATGATGTTTCTGAAGAAACAGTTGAAAATTATTTAAACCAAAAAGAAGCGCGTGGAAAAGCTGGAGCGGAATACGCTCAAAAATTATATGATAGAATAAAAAATGTACAGACAGAGTTAGATAATGAATTTACTGTACAGAAAGAGAGGAAGTTACAAAAGCAAGGTGAGGGAACATTTTCAGACTTATCAGGTCAGGATGAACAAAGCCTAAGAGAATTATCCTATAGAAAAGCAATAGAAAACCCAAATAAATCGACTAAAACCATAATAAAAGAATTAACAGATGTAGCGCTTAAATCAGCAAAAGCAAAAAAACAGATTGAAGATTTGGCAAATACGTCTTTATTTAGTGGTATTGGTTATCTTTCAAAAAGCCCAGACGAGTATAGAAAATTAATGAAACAAAATGCGGACATAATGGCAATTAATGGTAATTATGAACCAGTTAAAGATTTTTTAGTGCAGAAGTTTGGTCTTTCGCACCATAAAGCCGCCCAAATAGTTTATGACAATTCCTCAGGAGTAGAAAAAGCAATAAAATCGAATAAAAAAACACCGATTGTGACTGCTAAAATGGGTTTAGATCAACCCAAAGTATCGGCGGAGTATGGGGAAAAAGCGGCCTACAGAATATTAGAAGAATTAAAAGATAGTGATTCAATACTAAAAATTATAAATGACTCAAGAATCCATGATCCTTATTTAGATGTATCAACGATGTTAGATGTGTTTGATAGGAATAAACAGAAATTGAACGAAAGACAATTGAGAGAGTTAGCAAAGGGAACACCTGAACTCTTTAACTGGCATGATTTTTGGATAGGAGGTTTTAGATGATTTCAGGAATAAAAAAATTGATTCCATTTTTAGATGAATATATTCCTGAAGATCTTGCGCTTAAAGGAATCGCAAAAGTCAGCCCAAAAATCGGATCTTTTTTAAAAAAAGGTCTATCAAAAGGGCTGCCATTAGCTGGAGGTCTTCAATTTTTACGAAGTCAATTTTCCGGTTCACCAGAAATCCAAATAGATGAAACTTTAAGACCAGACGAGAGAGCCTCATTACAAAAAAAACAACAGTATAAAGACACAGGAAAAATGATTAAGGGCGCTGCTAGTCTTGCGGGCGGTTTAGCTGGTGGTGGAGCGTTAGGCGCGATTAGCTCAATGGGTATTGACTCAATGCTTGGCGATGAATCACAAATGCCCCAGCAAGATCAAGATTCACAACAAAGAGATCCAAACGCAATTGACCAGGTTCTTTCAGAAATTCACGATTCGTCTATGGGGCAGTATATTCGCAAATCAGTTCAAATGGGTTCAGATCCAATGGATATCATTTCTACGATCATGCGAAAGAGCCCTGATCGAGTAAATGATATCGAAAAGAAAACAGGTGATAAATTCGAGAACGTAATCGAAGCCTACATCAAAAAGATTATGGGTGGATCAAAAGTGCAAGCGCCAGAAGCAGCGCCACAGCCCCAGCAACAGCAGCAACAAGGTGGCGGCATGGAGCAGCTAATGGCCGTCCTTCAACAGGTTCGTGACGCAAGACAGCGAAGAGCTGGTCAATGACCCCACAGATTGAAGAACTAGAAGATCTCCTTGACCAATTGATTATTGCAGCCCAATCGCTTATGGCATCGGGTGAAGGTTTTCCTACGGCTCTTCAAAATGAAATAACTCAAGAAATTGCAGCACTCAATCAAGAGATTGAAACTCTCTATCAGCAGGAAACGGGAGAAACGATACCAGGCAGCGTAACGCCTTCAGTCCCCGACAATGTAAAACTTGTCTGGATACTTGCCGGTGGTCGTGAAGATGTTTTTAAAGATTACCTCTCTAATTTCCCTGATCCATCGTTTCAGCAGATCCTTGCCAATCCTTCAGAGCTAGAAAGGATCGTAACCGATCTTCACCGCAACGAGCCTATCAATAATCGTGGCGAGCAAGCTGATGGAATTCCTAAATCAGAGATCAACTCTTCCAACGTTTATGGCGTGCAGTACGACTTCAAGAAAAAGAACCTGCTAGTACGCTTCAACAATGGCGCTGTTTACGCATACGATGCCCCACCACAGCTTTACAACCTCGTAGCGGGTGGAAGGGCATCAGCGACCACAGACGATAAGAGGAAGCCTATGCGGTGGTGGAGATCCAAAACGCCCAGCCTAGGAGCGGCGGTATGGCAGCATTTGAGAAATACAGGCGTACCATACCGAAGATTGAAATAATCAGTCGGTAAGACGTTTCCGTTCATTTTTCACGTTTCGATTATAGACAAATTCTATAACCCTTTTCCTGAATTGCGATTTGTCTCGATAAACTGAAATTGCTTTAGAAAATTCACCGGCATACTTGTCTATTTGGCTCATGAAATGAACGTGGTCATATTTCTTGTTAGACATGATAGATATCAAAGTGTTTTTTTGATTAGAGTAAAACGTTTGGTTAAGCTTCTCTTTGACTAAGTCAAGTATCTGCTTTAGATTTAATAAAATATTTCTTATGTCTGACTCTGATTTGGTCAAAGTTATCTCTCCATTTTTTACATGAGCAACAGGACTTTTATGCCGTGATCCAGCAACAAATAACCTTATGATTTCATTGCAGGTGACAGGGTGGCTATCTAACATCTCTTGAAGAAATACAGCCGTCTTGTGACCTTTTTTAGAATAAAAATGAATGTAATCGTCTATTTTCCAAATCTTTGACGCTTTATTATATGTTATAATATCTTTTTCACAATCTGCGGTTTGATCTACTCTATAGTAGAGAATAAGGTTGTTTTTTTTAGCCACCAGGTACCGATGTTGGCCGTCAATTATGTTAAAGTTTTTATCAACTATGATTGGAGACATTTCCAGCTTATTGCATTGTAAAATATTTTTTTCCAACGCGGTAATGTCATCGCAAGGTCTATTATAATCTAAAAGTGTGAATAAATCGTAATTTGTAGTAGCCTTGATCTGCACAAGATCTCCTATGGTTAAAAGTATAGCAACATTAACTATAGGAGATTTCTTTTATAAGGTAAAATATTAATTTTCTAGAGAGCGAAGACAAAGCCATCTTCTTTGGGGAATCCAAAGATCTGACGTAACTTTATAGACAAATAACTACAAGACAAATATTTTAATTGATAGAATAACCACAGCAGATCGGGGATCGCATCCCAGGCCGTAAGAGCGACTCGCCAGCGTATCAGATAAATATCTTCATCTCATACGGAGTCAATTATGGCTGTGCCATTTGCAAGTTTTCCTTTCAACGCTAGTGGCGTAGATCCACAGGCGAACGTTCAATACATCCCCGCCAAGCGGGCTCCAACTACCAACGATAAATACCCTTCCGGAACATTCTGGGGCGATGAATCGACTCTTCCAGCGGTTTTGTACCAATCCTCAGGTGGTGGTAATTGGGAAATCGGCGGAAACGCTGACGCCTCGACCACGACTCGCGGGCTAACTCAATACGCGACATATGCGGAACTTGCAGCAGGAACAGGCACTAATCTTTCATCTACCGCTGCCGACGTCTACACCTACGTGAACAGCGTTGCTATTGCCGGAGGGGCAGCGGCCACAGAAACGACCGCAGGTATCGCGGAACTAGCTACCCAGGCGGAGACGGACACAGGCACTGATGATACACGGACAGTCACACCGTTGAAGCTTAAAACAGTCATCGGAAATGCAAGCTACCCCGCATCATTCACGACTCTCGGAGCTAGTGGAGCTGTCACCATCGCTTCAACAGGCGCCGTCTCGATCGTATCCGATACCGCTAGCGTCTTTGACGTCACTGGAGCAGGTGTTGACCTTACTCTTTCCAGCGATGCAGGCCGAGTCATCGTCAACGGTGAGGAAGCAGCGGCGAACGCAATCACGCTTCTTTCGGCAGCAGGCGGCATCGACGCAGATGCAGCTCTCCAGATCAACATCGCCTCCTCTCAAAACGCGGTTGACGCTATCAGAATCGTAGCATCGGCCGGCGGTATTGACATCGACGCCGTTGGAGCTGCCACAGAAGACATCAATATTACGAATACTGGTGGTTCGATCGTCCTTTCAGCAACGGAGAGCGCTGCCGATTCAATCAAGATTGAGTCTACAGCTGGCGGTATTGACATCTTGGCTAGTGGCGCAGCAGCTGGTGAAGACATCGACATCATTGCCACGGGCTCCTCGATAAATATTCGTTCTACAGAAAACGTAGGCGACTCAATCGTTATAGAATCAACAGTTGGAGGCCTTCAGATCCTAGCCTCTGGCGCTGCTACTGGTGAGGACATTCTAATAACGGCCACCGGGTCTTCAGTAGTCGTTACCGCGACCGAGAGTGCCGCGGATAGCATCAAACTCGAATCGACAGCTGGCGGTATTGACATCCTAGCAAGCGGCGCGGCCGCAGGCGAAGACATTGATATCACAGCGACCGGCTCTTCTGTAAATATCACATCAACCGAGAATGTCACAGACGCGATTGTTCTTAACGCGACACTCGGAGGTCTTCAGATTCTTGCGAGTGGCGCCGCCGCAGGCGAGGATATTTTGATTACTGCAACTGGATCTTCAGTTCGAATTTCTTCGACGGAAAGCGCTGTTGATTCCATTGTATTGACATCCAGTGCAGGTGGTATTGACATCCTAGCGGCTGGCGCCGCCGCAGGCGAGGACATCGACATCATAGCCACTGGTTCCAGTGTGAACATCTCAGCGACGGAGAGCGCTGCCGACTCGATTACGATTGTATCGACCGCAGGCGGTATTGACATTCTTGCAAGCGGAGCAGCCGCAGGCGAGGACATCGACATCATCGCAACTGGCTCATCTGTAAATATTCAGGCGACGGAATCAGACATTGACGCGATCGTCATCAACGCTTCGGGTGTGGCTGGCGGCATCAACGCGGACGCGGGCACAAGCGGCGTGATTGTTGATACAACAGGGGCAATCTCTCTAGACTCTGCCGCTGCCTCAAATTTTACTGTCACCGGGGCTTTCGATCTTTCTTTGATTTCTAGCCTTGGAAGTGTAAACGTCACAGCTGGCGAGGACGCCGCCGATGCGATTGTTCTAACAGCTTCAGCAGGTGGTATTGACATCCTTGCGACCGGCGCAGCTGGTCAAGACATCGATATTGTCAATACCGGCGGTTCGGTCAATATCTCGGCTACGGAGAGCGCTGCCGACTCGATTACCATCATCTCGACCGCAGGAGGCATCGATATTTCAGCCTCTGGTGCGGCAGCAGGTGAGGACATCGATGTAACAGCAACCGGTTCCTCGATCAACATCACATCAACCGAAAACGTAACCGATGCTATTGTTATCAACGCATCGGGTGCCGCTTCAGCCCTTCAGCTCGACGCTGGCACTGGATCGATCCGGTTTGGTACGGGTCTCGTTGTGCCGATCACTTCAGTAGCGGTTGGAGCAAGCCCTTATACTGTGTTAGGAACTGATTATGTTCTTTCTGTTGACACTTCTGGGGGTGCTGTCACTGTGACCCTTCCAGCTGCAGCAGGATTAGCTGGAAGATCCTATGTGATACGAGACGTAGGCGGTGCCGCAGGGGCAAATAACATCACCATTGGCACTAGTGGTGGGAATTTGGTCGGTGGTGGAGCAGCAGCGGCAACAAAAACAATCTCCGCAGACTATGCAGGCGCTATTGTTTATAGTACGGGTAGCGTGTGGTTATATTCCTATAGTGCCTAAACAAGAACCAGAAGTTTTAGAGGCTATGGATGTCTGACAAAATTAAGAAAAAAGAAAAGAAGCCAGCCAAAAAGCCGGCTCCTAAGCATGCGGATGAAGCGCAGGATAAAAAGCTCATCAAAACCATGATGAAGAAAAAAGGCTGCTAATGACCGAATTCATGTCCTTTAATTGCGTCGAAATGGCTGTATTCGATGCTACGACTCTTACCGGATCTTATCAGGTAATGAACGGAGCCACACAGCAAGCAGATACCGGAAGTATCGGTTTTCAAGATGATATTAAAATCTTGAAAGTTTACAACGATGGTTCTACAGGCGTTACCATTAGTTTTGACGGTATCGTAAAACATGACTACTTGCCAACAAAAGGTACAATGATTATCGACCTACAGGCTAATCACGCAAATGATTGCGGCGCGCAAGGGACAAAATACGGGCGTAAAGGACAATTGGTTTACGGCAAGGGATCAGCGAGCAGCGCGGGTCTGTCGATTTATATTACAGGTTACCGCTAAGAGGTTCCGATGAGTCAATTCTTTATTGGGGTAAGCGCCGCTAACCAACCGGCTACTGTTCTCACTAGTATAATTACCGATTCCGGAACAGTCATCCCCGCAGCCAACACTGTAAATTTTACAGGCGCAGATACCAACGCCAACGAAGACGATGGTATTCGCGTAATCGCTAACCCGACCGGGTCGGCGAATATGGAAGTGCAGCTCACGAACCGGATTACTGGAACCGCGACGACGAGTGATGGTACAAGTCAAACGGCTACGATTGCTTCTCTCGATATGGGAGGAACCGCAGGAGTTTATTTAGTAGAGGGTTCCATACTCGCATACAATTTAACCCAGTCCTCGGGCGCTGCATACACATTTGCAGGAGCTGCCGTAACTGACGGCGCGACAGGCACCGAAATAGCGGTAGAGGCTAAAGATATTTTTGAACAATCGACAATGACTGCGGCGAATATTACACTCGGAGTATCAGCAAACACAGCGTCAATTACCGTTTTTGGTATCGCCACAGAAACTATAAAATGGTCAGCCTTATTTACTTATAGATTTTTAGATGGTACTCCATGACAACGGGGGGAGCGCCGTTACCAATTATTTACGGTGGAACGGGATCGACCACATCAGCAGGGGCTCGAGCGAATCTAGGCATAAATATAATAGACATAACTGTTCCAGGGGCATATCCATATAATATCCTTCTTACTGATTACATTATTGCAGTTGACACCACGGGAGCGGCGAGGACTATCAGGCTTCCAAACGCTGCTACAACGGGACAAGTATTCATCATAAAAGATGATGACGGGAACGCGCAAGCTAACAACATCACGCTAACAACTGTCGGGGGTGCCGTCACTATCGACGGGGAAACGAC